ATATAGACACTGATGACTTAGAAAAGTTATTAGCAGATCTTATTGCAGAGCTTCAAGCAGGTATAGATGTTACTGTAGTAAACGCTGCAGGAGCAGCTGCAGTAAATATACAAGATGGTGGTAACTCTATTACTGTAGATGGCGGAACAGGTGTTCAAAGAACCCCTACTTTCCTTAGACCCGCAGGACTATCTGGTACTATACCAGCAGGTAGATACTCAATGTCATTTGCTAATGTAGGAACCATTAATGCAACAGTTGGTGGTATTACATTAAAGCCTGGTGAAACAATGAACTTTGACGCAGGAGCTATTAATAATACACTGGGTTCTGTAGCTTACAATGCTACAGGCGCAGGTGGAGAGTTATTAATTATCTCACTTACATAATTATGAGTACTATAATATCTACTTCTAGCGTATCTAATCAATCAATAGTTGCTAATGATCCAATGTTAGCAGATGCGTTCGGTAGACTAAGAATAAGTGAACCATTTACATTATTTGACTCTAGTCATAGATTTGCAGATAATAATTTGTGGTCAACAGCTACTGCTGTAAGTGGGTCTGCTACATTTGATGCTAATGAAGGTTTAATAAACTTAGGTGTAACAGCAGCATCAGGTTCTGAAGTTATTAGAGAAACCACAAAGGTGTTTTCTTATCAACCTGGTAAGAGTCTTCTTGTTCTTAATACATTTGTAATGAATGCTGCTAAGACAGGGCTTAGACAAAGAGTGGGTTATTATGGGGCATCTAATGGATATTATCTAGAACAAAATAGTAGCGCAGTAAGTTTTGTTGAAAGAAGTTCTGTTTCAGGATCATTAGTAAATAATCCGGTTGCTCAAGCAAATTGGAATGTAGACCCTATGGATGGATCAGGCCCTAGTGGTATTACACTTGACTTAACAAAAGCTCAGATCTTATTTATGGATTTAGAGTGGTTAGGTGTAGGGACAGTTAGAATAGGGTTTATTATAGATGGAAATTATTATGTTTGTCATAGATTCAACCATGCTAACTTAATCACATCTACATATATTACTACAGCTTCTTTGCCTCTTAGATATGAAATAACAAATACAGCTGCTACAGCTTCATCAAGTAGATTAAAACAAATATGTTCTACTGTAATATCTGAAGGAGGATATGAACTTCGTGGCTTACAACAGGCTGTAGGTACGCCAATAACAACACCTAAGACCTTAACTACGGCAGGCACATTGTATCCTATAGTTTCATTAAGATTAAAATCAACTAGATTAGATGGAATAGCTATAGCTACAGCTGTTTCTATAATAGGGAATACAGCTGCTAATTTTAATTGGCAATTAATATCATCAGGAGCAACTACAGGTGGAACTTGGATTAGTGCAGGAGCGAATACTTCTGTAGAATATAACTTAACAGGGACTGCTTTTGCGGGAGGAAGAATAATAGCATCAGGATATTTTACGGCTACAGCAAGCACAAGCGTATCTATTGATATATTAAAGGCAGCATTGTTTAGTAATCAATTAGAAAGAGACGGATTAACAGGAACTCCTTATGAGTTCACAATAGCTTTAACGGCAGGTACAAATAATGAAAGCGTATTTGCATCAATGGATTGGGAAGAAGTAAGTAGATAAAACATATTAATATGAGTACACAAATACAAATACCATCTATTAATCAGTTACCTATAGCTGCCGTATCTGATACAACGTTTACAACTTTAACAGGAACATTAACTCAAACTATTGTAAAGACTTTAACTATACCTGCTAATACGTTAACGATTGGTAATTATTGGAATGTAGGAAATAAAGATTTTGGAAGTGTAGAAGCAGCTATAAACTATGCGGGAACAGGTGCTACAAGCATGCTGGTTTATATGAACAATACTACTAATTTATCAGGTAGTCCTATTCAATTAGGTGGTGGACTAAGTGCCGCAGCTTCAACTGGTACCGCAGCTTATGCATTTGGTATTAATCCTACATCAGCGGGTGTGGGTAATACTATGACTCGTATTACAAGTAATACTAATGTGCAAAATACTTCAACAGCAACATTACCTGGGGGATATACGAACTCGACTATTTTTGATATTACACAACCGATATATATTATTTTTGCTGTAACTTTAAATAATGTAGGAACAACACTTTCTATGGGACCAGCAATTATCAACCCTCTAAAGAAATTATAATGGGATCAGCAGAAGCGTGGGTATTTACTACTAAAGATGTTATCTGGATAGTGATGACAATAGGTGCAGGTTTATCAGCATATTATGCTCTTAAGCAGGAACTAGGGAAGTTGAAAGGGAAAGTAGATAAACTCGCAAGTGATATGGACTCCCTAGAAACAGATCTCATGGCTAAAGAAACAAGCATCTATAATAGAATGGAAATACTTAAAGAAGATCAGAAAGCTGCTCACGAGAAGCTTGATCTAAAGATGGATAACCTTACTACGCATATGACTCAGTTGAGTACTAACATTGCAGAGTTAACGGGATATATAAAGGCTAAGAGAGAAGAAGACGGTAAACGCGCTTAGTTCTTGTGGTTAATATGATTTAGGTTAAGTACCCACCGGCATACCGTGAGATCTGCTAGTGGGTCTTTTTTTGTTTAAATGTTGTAAGTTTAAACTTTTTATCTATATTTGTGTAAACTTAAATATTTAAAAGTTATGTCAAACCAACAAGAAACGTTTACTCCTGAACAAATTGAGGAGAAGAAAGCTGAGTTAATGGCTTTTTACAAAGAGCAAATTGAAGTTCTTCAATTGCAAAAAGATTATGAAACACTTGCTACTGAGATTGAAGAATTGCGCGCAAGACGTTTAATGGCTCAAATGCGTCAAGCTCAAATCGTTGCACCTGCTCCAGATGAAGATGGTCCTGAGACTGCTGAAGAAACAGCTGAGATTAAGAAGCGTGTTTTAAGAAAAGAACAATAAGAAATCATGGCAGTAGTAAATCAAGTTCAGAAAAAAGTACGTATGAACCTATGGGACGTAGTACGCTTTCAGCTTAATGTGCATTGCCATTTGAAAAACATTTCAGTATCAGACCGTGACCTTAATTGCCTTACATATTTGGCAATTTCAGGTGAAAAGGAGCTTGCGGATTTTTGTAATGCTGTTGCCGATAACAATATCTTCGGCAATAGCCAATCCGTAAGAAATGCAATATCAAAAGGACAGCGTCGTGGTCTAGTTAATGTATTTAAGAATGGTAAAGCAAAGAAGCGCATTAAGCTGAATCCAGAAATAATGATACAGACTAATGGTAATATCTTGTTAGATTATAAAATTGTAAGAGTTGAATCCCAAGAAAGCGAAGACCCTTTACAGCGAAGTATCAACTGATCTTAATCTAGATGAGAATCTAGTAAAAGATGTATTGGATTTCTACTGGAGCGATTTGCGAAAGCAAATGGCAAATCTTACATCACCAAGATTAGATGTTATCAATCTAGGAACATTTGAAGTAATGCCTAAAACATTAGAAAAATGTATAGAAGCTTATCAAGAGTATCAAAAGATGCCAGTTCCTAAAACCTTTACAAAGTACCAAGCTTACAGTGTAATTGAGGGAAGACTTAAACGCCTCCTAGAAATACAACAAGAGCTACAAAGCTATAAGCAAATAAAACAAACCGTTATAGAAAAACGTTATGGTAAGCAAGATCAAGAAAATCTGGAAGAATAAGTGGCTCATCCTTGAGGGGATGTTTAACTACTACTTTACTCGCAAGAAGATTGAGAAGATAGCAAGCTACAGAAATGATATATGTAGCACATGTCCTCTTATTGATTTAAAAGGTGATAAGTGTGAGGTGCCGGGTACTCAACCTTGTTGCGGTGATTGCGGATGTTCACTTAAGTATAAAACTTACAGCATGTCTTCCGCATGCCCTCAAGGAAGATGGTTTGCTGTAATGACAGAAGAAGAAGAAGATGATATGAATGCTAAACTAGAAAATCATGGCAATACTATTTAAAGCTGATACACATACTTATACAAGTATAGATCCTAGTGAGAATATCACATGGACTAGTGTAACTGGTATTATATCTAAGCATAAGAAACCATTTGATGCTGATGCAATAGCAGCTAAATCTGTTAAGAACAATTGGAGCAAATGGTATGGTATGACAGAAACTGATGTTAAAGAAGCTTGGAGGAATGAATCACAAAAAGCTGTTAATCTTGGTACATGGTATCATAACCAAAGAGAGCTTGCTTATACATCATGTAGCACCATAGAAAAAGATGGTTGTATAGTACCTATTTTTAAACCTGTTGAAATTGATGGAATTAAGAATGCACCGGATCAAAAACTTGTAGAAGGTATATATCCTGAGCATATGACGTATCTTAAGAGTGCGGGGCTATGTGGTCAAGCGGATAGAATAGAAGTAATTAATGGAAAGGTCAACATATATGATTACAAAACTAATAAAGAAATCAAAACAAAGTCTTACATTAATTGGGAAGGAGTTAGTGATAAAATGCTTGATCCAGTCAATCATTTGGATGATTGTAACCTTAACCATTATTCGTTGCAGTTAAGTTTTTATATGTATATGATTCTTAAACACAATCCCAGATTGAAACCGGGTAAAATGATTATTGAGCATATACTATTTGAGGAAGCTGGTAAAGACGCGTATGACAACAGAATTGTGAAATATGATGATTTTGGTGAGCCAGTTGTACAAGAAATTGTACAATATGATGTACCATATCTTAAAACTGAAGTTATAAACATTATTAATAGATTGAAAGAAAATGTCAAAGCTTAATGAAAATATAGAACTTTTTAAGTGTTATGTAAAAGCATCACATTTTACAAAAGATGACGCCGATAGCAATACTTATCATAAAGCTTATGCATTTGCTGTACAATCCTTAGCTGGTAAAATACTAACGTTTCACGTAATGACTGATTATGGTATGCTTAGATCAAGGGTGCCTATTTCAGAAATATACATGGAAATACCTAAAGCTGATATTCCATTTCACTTTAAACAACTATGGGATTGCTTTTCAGAAAATATATCTGTTATTACATATGATTATCTATATGAAAAACGCTGTCAAGTAGTTTTAAAAGATGGTAGTATGATATGGGCTACATATTTAATGACAGTAGATTGGTATAAAAATCCTTACTCTGATGAGCCATCTGATTATAAATGTGGGCATATTTTAATTGCAGATGATGGTTATTTACTTTGTCAACCTAATAATAGAATATACTGGAGAGATTCTAATTGGGTTACAAAGCCATTTCCTGTAGAACCTTCTACATTTAAAGTAGATACGCATATAGAGTCCGTTGAGGCCCAATCTGATAAGTGGGTATCTGAAGATTCTAATAGTTATTATTATGAAATAAAAAAGATTGAAGATGATAGTCAAACTATTTGATATACAAAATGGTGTAATGTTGCCAAGCGAAAGCTGCTACACATTACCAACACTTAAGAAAATTATGGATGATTATCCTGATATGCATTTAAAAATATATCAGTATATCTTCTACATGAGTTGTCCGAACCCAGATATTAATCCTTTTTTCCATATTGCTGATGATGACAAAGAAGAGATTATATTAGCAGAAATAGATGCAGATTTTAGTCCTGAGGATGATGGCATTCCTGGAGCATTAGAGTTCTGCAAAAAATTATATGAAACACCAACCTCCAGAGCTTACAATGGTATTAAGCAAATGCTTGATAGACTTGGTAGGTATATGGAAACAACAAGTATAACCGATGGAAGAGATGGCAACCTCACAGCGCTCGTTAACGCAGCATCAAAGTATCAACAAATCCGAGAAGCCTACAAAGGCGCGTACAAAGACCTCCAGGAAGAGCAGGCGGGCCGTGCTCGAGGCGGGGCGGGGCTTGCATATGACCAAATGTGATTATCTATACGACTACATGTTGCACTATAATATCTATAATGAGAAATGGTACGCTGTGCGTAGAGAAGATCTAGAAGGTTATCTAAATGGTGAACTTAAACCAAGAGGGTTTAAAGAACTTAAAGACCTTTTACACACACTAAAAAAGAAACATGCTCCAAAGCACTAACATAGAAATTCCAACGTGGGAGAATGGCGAGTGGGGTATTACCACATTTGCTACCCGTGATGATTTTAAAGATTTTGCACTTAGCATTTTTAAAGAGCCTGGTCAATATCAGTTTGATGAAACTAGCAAAATGTTTAATGAACAAGCTAGACATTTTAATGAGTTTAACTTTTACTGTAAAGCTCCTCAAGGAACTAAAGATTTTATTCAATACTGGAATGACCAAAAGAATAAATGTAAAACCGGTGTGATATATAAAAATAATGGGAACGCGTGGTACATACCCCGTGACTATTATATGTGGCTAAACTTCCTACCGATATTCAACAAGGAGATTCAAAAGTTTGGTTTTGCCGATATTCGTGATGCACAATATCATATGGCATTATATGAATGTTTAGCAGAGTTAAATTATAGACACGCTGCTATTTTAAAGAAACGTCAAATTGCATCCTCATATTTTCATGCTGGTAAGATGATTAACCAGATATGGTTTGAGGAAGGTATTACCCTTAAGATGGGTGCTAGTCTTAAAGACTATATCAATGAGAAAGGTACTTGGAAATTCTTAAATGAATACGAGGCTTTCTTAAATAAACATACTGCTTGGTACCGCCCTATGAACCCTAATAAGGTTATGATGTGGCAGCAGAAGATTGAGATGGTAGATCCTGTGAATAAACGTAAATCAGAAGTAGGTCTTAAAGGTGTACTACAAGGTATGTCTTTTGAGAAGGATCCTACTAACGGGGTAGGGGGTCCATGTAAATACTTCTTCCATGAGGAAGCTGGTATTGCTCCTAAGATGGATACAACATTTGAGTACATCCGTCCTGCTATGAAGTCTGGTTTTATGACTACAGGAATGTTTATTGCTGCAGGATCTGTGGGTGACTTGTCTCAATGTGAGCCATTAAAAAAGATGATTACGCGCCCGGACGCGAATGATATATATTCAGTTGAATCTAACTTAATAGATGAAACTGGGGTTATAAATAAGACAGGATTATTTATTCCTGAACAATGGTCAATGCCACCATACATCGATGCATTTGGTAACTCTAAAGTAGAAAAAAGAATTGGACCCACAGGAATACCAACTCCGTATTTCTCAGCACCCTAGAAATATCAAAGAAGCATTTGACTTTAGAACTGTATCAGTATTCCCATCTCACTTAGTAACTGCACAAGTAAGAAGAATAGAGGATAAACTTTATCCTTATGAGTTTTTAGATATTCACAGAAATGAAAAAGGTGAAGTTGCAGTTAGTGAAACAAACAAGTTACCTATTACAGAATTTCCTATTACTAAAAATACTGATGATAAAACAGGTGTACTTGTAGTATATGAGCGTCCTGTTAAAGACCCTGAGTTTGGAATGTACTATGCAAGCATTGACCCCGTGGGTGAAGGTAAGACAACTACCTCAGAATCACTGTGTTCCATCTATGTATATAAAGCTCCAGTTGAAGTAACTCGCAACGATGGTGAAAAGGTTGAGACCTTTATTGAAAATGATAAAATAGTAGCTGCGTGGTGTGGCCGTTTTGATGATATAGTTAAAACTCACGAGCGTCTTGAGATGATTGTTGAGTGGTATAATGCATGGACAATTGTTGAAAATAACATTAGTTTATTTATTCAACATATGATTCATAGAAAAAAACAGCGCTATCTTGTACCACGAAGTCAAATTTTATTTTTAAAAGATATTGGCGCTAATGCCAATGTGTTCCAAGAATACGGCTGGAGAAATACAGGTACTTTATTTAAAAGTCATATGATAAGTTATGCAATTGAATTCATACGAGAAGAATTGCACCAAGAAACTACAGATGACGGTAAAGTAATTAAAACAATTTACGGTATTGAGCGTATTCCGGACATCATGTTGATGAAGGAAATGCAGGCATACCGCGATGGTGTTAACGTCGATAGGCTTGTGGCATTTGCAGCATTGATTGCTTTTGCTAAAGTACAACAAGCAAATAGGGGTTATAAAAAACGCTATGAGGAGACCGGACTTGCAAAAAACTTGGATAACCGCGATAAATTCAGTAAATTAAATAAGAGCCCTTTTCGTCATATTGGCAATGGGGGTCATACCTTTGAAGGCATGAAAATGCCAAGAAACGCATTTAAAAATTTAAGATAAGCTATGGAAATATACAATGCCATGCAGGTAAAATCAGGGGCTAAGGTTGAGTACAACAAAATGGGTACTCTTAACCAGCCTATTCAGTTTTTACCTAAAGATAAAAAAGATAAAGACTGGGCTAACTGGAACTTGGACTGGTTAGAATGGCAAGGCTTACGCATAGTGCGTAGAAACGCACGTCGTTTATTAAAGAACTATAAACTTGCAAAAGGTATTATAGATAGAGGTGATTATATTGTTGAGGAAGATAATGAGTATGCGGATCTTATTGAAACGCTAACTAAGGAAGATGTATCAGCTCTAGAGCTTAAATTCTATCCTATTGTTCCTAATGTAATTAATACTCTTGTTGCAGAATTTGCTAAAAGAAATACTCGTGTAACATTTAGAGGAGTAGATGATCACTCTTATAATGAAATGCTTGAGTCTAAAAAGGCTGAATTAGAAAAAGCTATTATTGCAGATGCTCAAAGTCAACTAATGATTACCATGCAAGAAATGGGATTATCAGATGAGAGTGAAGAGTACCAACAAGCAATGTCCCCTGAAAATATTAAAAGCTTACCTCAAATTGAAAGTTTTTATAGCAAGACTTATAAGTCAATGGTTGAGGAGTGGGCGGAGCATCAAATGCAAGTTGATAGTGAGCGCTTTAAAATGGATGAGTTAGAGGAGCGCGGTTTCCGTGATATGTTAATTACAGACCGCGAGTTCTGGCACTTTAAGATGATGGAGGATGACTATAACATTGAGCTATGGAATCCTATTCTTACATTTTATCATAAGTCTCCAGAGGTACGCTACATGTCAGATGCAAGTTGGGTAGGTAAGTTTGATATGATGACTGTTGCAGACGTTATTGATGCTTATGGCTGGTTAATGTCACAAGAGCAATTAGAAAGTCTTGAGGCTATTTATCCAGTACGTTCAGCAGGTTACCCTATTCAAGGTTATCAAAATGATGGTAGCTACTATGACGGTACTAAGTCACATGATTGGAATACACAAATGCCATCTTTAGGATATCGTCAATATACTTCTATGTGGGATAACACATTAGTAGGTGGTGATATTGTTAACTGGATTATGCGTGAGAATGAAGACTTCTATGACTTTGGACAAGTTAACTTATTACGTGTTACTACAGCATATTGGAAATCACAGCGTAAGATTGGACACTTAACTAAAATTTATGATGATGGTACAGTATTGCAAGATATTGTAACAGAGGATTATAAAGTTGTAGATAAGCCAGTTTATAATACGCGTCTTATTAAGAATAAGAGTAAGGATAATTTAATATTTGGTGATCACATAGATTGGATCTGGATTAATGAGGTATGGGGTGGAGTTAAAATTGGTCCGCATCACCCATCATTCTGGGGAACTAAATCTCCTGGGGGTATTAATCCTATATATTTAGGAATAAACCAAAACAATATTGCACCAATGAAGTTTCAATTTAAAGGTGATGAATCACTTTATGGTTGCAAACTTCCTGTAGAAGGCTCCGTGTTCTCAGATCGTAATACAAGATCTGTAGCACTTGTAGACTTAATGAAGCCATTTCAAATTGGATATAACATTGTTAATAACCAAATTGCAGATATACTTGTAGATGAACTTGGTACTGTAATCTTGTTAGACCAAAACTCTTTACCTCGTCACTCATTAGGAGAAGATTGGGGAAAGAACAACTTGGCCAAGGCTTATGTGGCAATGAAGAACTTCCAGATGTTACCATTGGATACTTCTATTACTAATACTGAAAACCCATTAGCTTTTCAACACTACCAGAAACTTGACCTTGAGCAAACTAATCGTTTAATGTCTCGTATTCAGTTGGCTACATACTTTAAGCAACAAGCATTTGAGGTAATTGGTATTACACCACAACGTATGGGTCAGCAAATTGGGCAAACTAATACCGCAACTGGTATTGAGCAAGCTGTAGCTGGTTCATATGCGCAAACTGAAATGTACTTTGTACAACATAGTGATTACCTAATGCCACGTGTACATCAAATGCGCACGGACTTGGCCCAGTATTATCATTCAACTAACCCGTCATTACGCCTTAGATATATCACAAACACAGAAGAAACAAAGAACTTTGAGATGAATGGTACAGATCTTCTTATGCGAGATCTTAATATCTTCTGTACTACTAAGGCTAATCATAGAGCTGTTCTAGAACAACTTAAACAATTAGCTATTCAGAATAATACTTCTGGTGCTTCAATCTTTGACTTAGGTAACATCATTAAATCTGAGTCTATTGCTGAAGTTGATAGTATTCTTAAGAAGTCTGATGAGCGCACGCAACAGCAAAAACAAGCTGAAATGCAGCAACAACAACAAATGCAAGAGCAAATGCTTCAAGCTAGAGCTGAAGAAGCTCGCATGAAGATGGAGT